ACCTTTAGCTTTTCCGCAGCATATTGTTCAAGTGGTATGCCCCAATTTTGAGCAAGCCGTACATCTTCTTTCGTCAGCTTTACTTTACCGGGACTTGGAGTGGAACGTGACGCTCCAGCTACCACCTGAGCAGGTTTAGACGGTTGTTCCTGCACCGAACTCTGATTCCCGAATTTGTGAGGAAACGCCTCTTTAATTCGGTTGTCAATTTCATTATAAAATTCTGGATCACTTGGATCAAACCCTTCTTCTTTTAATTCCGCATCTAATGCAAGAGCAGCAGCGGTCATTACCCTATCTTTACCAAACCAATCATTCTTATCTGACCACTCTATTGCTTTTGGATCTGCTACTTGTTGCTGTTGCACAGGCTGTTGTTGCTGTTGAACTGGTTGTGGTTCCTGTTCAAACTGAGCTTTTGTAGCACCAAGAGATTTAAGATCATTTTGGGCTTCATTTAAAAACTCTTGCGCCTGAAGTATCTTTCCCGTATCTCCTTCATCGTGTGCAGATTTATATGCGGCTCGTGCCAGTTCCATTTTATCCGTAAGTTGCTTCTCATTTGCATCAAGATGCAATTTACTTATATTGGAAAATTCCTGTTCTCTCGTACTAATTTTACCAGTTAATTCCTCATTATGTTTTATAAGTTGAGAGATCTGATCATCACGATCTTTTCTCTGTTTAATCAACTGACGTATTCTTTTCTGAGCACCCTTCGTTTCTATGCCATCCAGTTCCTGTGGCTCTTCTTCTTTAACTTGGACTTTCTCTTTTGGTTCAGTATCGGAAGGTGCTTCTGTCTCTTCTACTTCAAATTCTACCTTATCCTCTTCTTTATCTGGACTAGAGGCTTCAACTTCAGTCCATTCTTCTTTATCAATCATTTTAATTCCTTTCGCTGCTTACGAAGCATACGTGTTCACGTTGTTACTTTATTATACTATAAAATAAGCTTAGATGCAAGTATCAAGATCCAGTAGTAAGATTAAATGTAGGATCTAAATCCCTTGGATGTTCCACTCTGCATATAACCTGATCATCAAATAAGAGGATCAGTCTGACCGATTTATAGAATATCTTCTGACCAGCATGTTTGGCATAACAAACGAAGTCTCCTTCACTACACCAAGATCCATTGGGAAATTTTATCTCATCTTGATAGGCTAATTCTCCTATGGCTAGAACCCTTCCTACCGTGGTAAGATAGGCCATATCGTCTTTGGTTGAGTCGGGAAGTACTATTCCTCCTTTTGTTACTCCTTTTATACTTATTGGTCTTACCAGAATATGGTATCCTGGTAGTTCTGGCAGAGGCTTTGGATCTTTAATCTCGTCCTCTGTAATCCACATATCGTTTTTAATAGCGTTACCTAATTGTACCTGTTGCATTTACTCCTCTTCTTCATATATACGGCGTTTAACTATAGTTGTAAAATTTTCTCTGGCCCATTCAATTCCCTGAATATGCCCTACAAGCTGTCTGTAATTTGCAAAACTTTCAGCAGTACCATTTGAGATAATATTTTTCAACTTGTTTAACTCCTCATTATAATCTTTTATTACTTCATCCCAAATTTCCATTAAGATATAACCAATACCACTATTACTGAGGCAAGAACTCCAAAAGCAATCCAAGACGTAATATCAAAATCATTTAAAAATTTATTCATTATGATCGTACTGGTTTTGGATACTTCCATCCTGAATCGGGACGTTCGTTCAGAACACCTTTACGTGCTCTGGCACCAACTCCACCATCATCAATAGAACGCTTGGTAAAATCACCGTAAAGACCATTATCTTTATTGGCGACATGTTCTGGATAACCATTTGTAATACCACGATCATCGTTTTTTACATGAGTGGGATATCCATCGGTCTTACCCTTTTCGTCATTAGGGTAATGTACTCCTCCATATTTAGGCATCTTTCTCTCCTTTAGTTTCTTGTTCAATAATCTTATTAACCAACTCCATCATCTTTATATTTTTATCAGATTCAATCTGCTCTGCTTGTTCCATAATTTTTGCCTTTAAAGTATTCTCATCAAGAGTAGATTTCATCTCTCCAAGTGCCATCTTGATCATCATATCCAAAGATTTCATTTCAGACTTCTGATCTTCCAAGGCAGACTTGGCTAGAAGTTCTACACTCTTCATAGTTTCCTTACTGGCTCTGTCAAGATCAGCTTTCTCCTTACGGAAACTTACTTGATGTCCTTCAGCTACAACTTCTTTCATAAGTTTGGCTTCTTCCAGTTGAAGTTTCTGTGCATCCAAGGCAGCTTCAGCAGCATTATTGGCAGCATCAAGTTGCAACTTATGCTGTTCCAGTTCTACCTTTTTCTGTTCCAGTATGACAAGTTGCTGTTCTGGTGACTTTGCCAAACCAGAAGCCTTATTCGCATTCAGTACTTGCTGTGCAGCAAAGACCATTGCACCTTCTACAACTTCAGGTGTTTGCTCTATAGCTGACTCTTCCAAGGCATTCTTGGCTATACCGTCCATTTGCTCCTGATACTTATGAACCATGTGTTCCTGAATATTCGCTTCCAGTATTGGTCGAACACGTTGCATAGTAGGACTACCACCATTCATTGGATCTTGAAGATAGGCCATCTTTACCTGTACGTGTGCATCATGATTCTGTCCTGTAAAGGCGGCAATTGGTATTCCCTTTACTGCAGCCATAATATCAGATACGGGATCAAGATCTGCTGGCTTAATCTTGGGTGGAAGTATTTCTTCCAAATTCGGCATATTGGCAGCACTAAGAATTGTCCTACTTAATGCTTCCATATTGAACAAGCCGGGAGGAGACTGCTGGGCCATTTGCATGGCCATTTGTGCAATCATAAGACGGTGAGCATTGGATGGAATGTTTGGATCGCTAACGGGGATAACATCCACTCTTCCATCGAAATCGGATTTAAAGATGCTCCGATTTTCAAATGGCACCTCATACGGATATTCACTTGGCAGATAATCATAGTCGATTCTTGCCAAGATCCTAAATTCATCCCGCTGCGCTTTGTGAAGTCGCTTATGAATTGCGGAGAAGAATTTACTGGATGCTTCCAGTAGTGCCATTGTTGTCCCTACAGGGCCATAAGAAGATGCTTCCGATACCATTTGTTCTGTACTGTCGGCAAACTTCTGACCTGCTGCTGTTACAAATCCGAGCATCTGAAACAGTGTCGAGGAAGGCTCTTTGTATGGGAGAGGAACGATAGCCTTCGCCAGATCTATACCTGTAGCTTCAACTTCTTTAAACTCACCGGGACTGATTGGATCATTGTTACCAACCATTCTAACGCCCTTGGCCTTAAATCCTCCCGGCAGGTTCGCAAATTGACCTGCATCAATGAGGCTTCTCATTGCTGCTGTAGCACTCATGGTAAGATTACCAAGGAAGTGCATTAGGCCAAACCCGTAGAAACCAAATCCCGGTACGAATCTATAATGGACAAAGTGACTTATCTTTTCCATGTTCGTGTCATCAGATTTATAGTTTCTACGAATACATAAAACTTTTCGTGATTGCTCTTCCACTGTTACAATATAGGGAAGAGCTATTCCCTCTTCTGAATTAGCCTCATCTAACTCCAGATAGCAATGCTGTTCCAGTAGGACATATTGTGGATCTGAATCTGCTGTTGGAGAGAAACCTAGTATCGTATCCATCTTGGATGCAAAAGCTGTAGGCTGTGGATTAGTTGCATCTGGTAAATCCTCATCTGCATAGATACCAGAACGAACATCCTTTGCCAGATCAATAGGACTACGATAGATTACATGGGTATATCTATCGGCCTTGGACAAGTTACTTGAATAATAGGATACGTAAAATTGATCAATGGGAACAAATTCAGATACTGGACGTTTTAGATTTGCATCGTAATATACTTTTTTAAATGCAGATCCAATAAGTGGAAGATGGAAGAGCATCTTTTCAAATTCGTCAAAGTACTCTGGCATCTGCTCCGTGAGCTGATAGTTCATAAAGTTCTTGACACGATTGGCTTGCTTTTCCCTTGCAGGAGTTGACTTACCAAGTATCTGAGTTTTAATTGGTCCTCCTGATGGGAAGAGTTCCTGTGATGCTTTGCTTTGAAATTTAACTGCTGATTCCACCAATAAGGGATGTACGGCAGTACATGCTCCTTCAAATGGTTCTGAAGTTTCCTGTATCTTTAGACCCAGTAGGTCAAAGCCCCGCTCAAACATGGATTCCCATTCCTATCGTCCATATTTTCAGCAAGATTTTCATACCATTCTTTAATAGGAGCATCTGCTTCCATTACAACGGTACGATTAAAATCTACTGTGACACCACCATCAGGTTCCAGTTCAAATGTTGCTTCTTGTTCTTCATCTACCTCGACAGGAGTTAGTGGAACAACATTTGATACTTCTTTCGGTATCTGTTCAAATGGATTTCGTTCTGTGGCCATATACTTCCCCATTAAAAATATTAAAGTTTCCCATTCTTATATTATACACCTAAGTTCGCCAATATGCAACCCTTTTCTTCTTTCTTATATCATCGTCCAATTCTGGATCTTCAGGATGTATAAGATGCCATGATTCTTTCATGAAGTGAATTGCCATTGTAAGGGCATCTACCTGATCATCATGAGCTGCATTGGGAAACTGTATTAGTTCTTCCACGAGATCATCAGCCCATCTTTTATTCTGTGGTATCCATACCTTTCCAGCTTCCATCATGGGAGATGCCGCATATACTCTACTTACTTTATCCCTGTCTGGTAGATATTCCCTTACGGGTAGTCCACTTCTACGCATATCCTGTATTAGTGATTGACCACTGGCCTTCTTCTCTATGATACATACGTCTGGTTTAAACTCTTTGAATAATAATTGTGATATTCTTCTTAGTTCGGGATATTCATAGCGACCTTTCATATTTCCCAGTAGTATTAGATTGGATATATAGGCTTCTCTACCGTCTTCATCTTCGTCGAACATGGAGAATATTCCCCACGTTTGAATTACACTAAAGTCTGCTGTGGTTCGGGTGGAGAAAGCTGTATCATATGTTTGTAGTATGAAATCACACGTTGGAGGATCTTCATATTCCCACCATTTAATCCATTTCTTCTTTATCAGTCCACCTTCTTCTGGAGTTGGGTTCTGCATGTACAGAGCATTCCAGTATCTGGCTCCATTGGACGCTTTAATTTCATTCTCATCTATTTGTAATATGTGTTTAGGCTTCCATTCTGGAAAATAGGAGCTACCCACAGGTAAATCCAGTAGTTCTGCTGCTTCATCATCCAGCCATGCTGGAATACGTATTACCTCCCACGGAATAATTTCATATTCGCTCATTTCCTCCTGTTGTTTCAGGAGCCAGCCGCATAGGTCGTCGTAATGGTAGCGAGTATTAATTATTAATATGGCTCCATTGGGCATAATACGAGTTCTTAGCCCAGCAGGATACCATTCCTTTACATATCTACGTCCTGCTTCTGAATATGAGTCCTCTTCGGACATCACATCGTCCAGGATGGCTATATTAGCCCCTCGTCCTGCAATTTGGCTACGTACTCCCGCTGCGTAGTAGGTACCATTCTGGGTTGTCTTCCACTTACCAGCCGCTCTGACGTCCGTTCGGAGGGAGACACCTTTGAAAATATTATGAAACTCTTCAGAATTAACAAGGTCACGGACAGAACGCCCAAAGTCACTAGAAAGTTGATCACTATGAGAAACAGTAAGAATTTCATGATCTGGATTTCTCCCAATATACCATGCTGGAAACAATTTGGAACAGATAACAGACTTGGAACTACGTGGTGGTAGGAACACCATTAGTCTTT